TAAACCTTTATAAGACTTCCTCATTTTGTTATAAATATACTCATAAGGATATTTAGATGAGTTTTACAAGTAAAGTTTCAAACATAATCAAACAAAAAGTAACAAGTAATCTGTTAGGTAAAATAGGTAGTAAAATAAACTCCTTCAAAGGAGCTATGGGTCAACCTAAAAAACTAGCGGCTAAACTGGCTAACAAGTCACCACTAGACTTATCAAAAAGTCCAGTGTCACACATGGAAGCAATAAATAATCCATTCAATTACGGCGCAGTCTATTACCCACAAGAAACATCTCAATTAGGAGATGGGCATTACATCATATTTGATATTATGGATAACAGAAAATCATCATATGGTGTAAAAGCACTTAATGGGGGTAAAGCATATCCTAAATCATTAGGTCAAGTTGGTGAGAGAAAAATAAACAGATATAAGAAAATGTCTCAACTAAAGAAGTTTGGATTTCAGACTAACACAGCAAGAACACAAAATTCTGGAATAGCAGTTGCTAATCCTACACATACAACTACAATATCAGATAGTGTTATATTATACACACCAGGTACAGGAACAAAGTTTGATTACAAAGTTAATTTTGAAGGTATAGACACAAATGTGGCTGGACAATTAATGGGATTACTAGATGCTAAAAATATTGGTGAAAAATTAATGGATGCTGGTGGAGTTTTTTTAGAAACAATTACTAAGGCTGCGATAGATATTATTGTACCAGGATTTTCTGCCTCAGTAGATAAGAAATTAGGTAGATCTGTTAATCCTCAAGCAGAAATGGTATTTAAAAGTGTACCATTTAGAAGTTTTAATTATCCATTTGAGTTTGCGCCAAAGAATGAAAAAGAAAAAGAAGATGTACAAAAAATTATTAGCATATTAAAATTTCATATGATGCCTGAAAAAGATGGACCAGGTTATTTACTTGCACCTAGTGAGTTTCAAATTACATATATGTACAAAGATGGTCCTAATATGTACATACCTAAAATTAGCAGATGTGCGTTAACAGATATGAGTGTGGATTACTCACCAGAAGGTGTATTCACTACATTTAAAGGTGACAATAAAGGTGCTCACCCAGTATTAACTAAATTGGAATTGTCATTTACAGAGATGGAAATTATGACAAAAGAAACAATAGCAGAAGGATTCTAATATGTATTTTTCACAATTTGAACAAGGTTATTATGATTTAAAAGGTGATGGTAACGAAAAACTAGTTACTGATTTAATGACTCGTGTTAAAGTTAGAGAAAAAATTATAGACGAAGCAAGTCTATATGACAAATATGATGTACCAAGTGGTGAAAGACCAGAAGATACAGCATTTAAACATTTTGGATCAGCACAATATCATTGGGTTATACTGATGACAAATAATATTACAGACGCATTTTATGAATGGCCTATGAGTGAACAAACATTTGAAACATTTTTAGAAGATAAGTACATAGAACCAGATGGAACACACCACTATGAATTAACACAATCAAGTGGTAAGACAAAGGCTCAAGGACCAGATGACTATTCATATCTAATAGAAGTAAACAGTGATACCACTGGCGCTCAAAACGTATCTAATAGACAATTTGAACAAAGACTACAAGACAAGAGAAGACAAATACAATTACTAAGCCCAGCATATCTAAACACATTTTTGGAAGAATTTAACGAATTAGTGAGCACTTAATGCCAAGTTTATATCAAAATGATAGACCTGGAGCATTCCAACTATCAGACGTACATCTTATATCATACAAATCACCAGACGGCTCAGGAACTCCAGCTAGATTAGATATAAGAAGTTTGATTACAGAATTTAACATCTATGAAAGTTTAGATAGTAAATTTCTTACAGGTGATATGTCATTAGTAGATGGTACAAACGCCATACAAGAACTACCCTTAACAGGATATGAAAGAATAGAGTTATACCTTAGATCGCCTGGTACAGACAAAGGTTTTAACTTCTCTGTTAAGAATGGTCACCCAATGTTTGTATACAGTCTAAAAAATAGACAACAACTAAATCCTAGATCACAATTTTACACATTAAGATTTTGTTCTATGGAAGCAATCAGAGATCATCAAACAAGAATATCTAAAGCATTTACAGGTAACATAGATCAAATGGTTACAGATATTTGTATCAATGATCTAAAAACTAAAAAAGATATATTGGTAGAAGAAACAAAGAGTAATCATAAATTTGTTATACCTAGAATAAAACCAACCATGGCGATAGATCAATTAAGAAAGAACGCTAGATCATTACATTTTGAGAACAGTGGTTTTCTATTCTTTGAAAACGCAACTGGCTTTCAATTCAAATCATATGAAGGACTATTTTGTAAGAAAGATGGTTCACCTAGAGAAGTCAAAGCTCACTATGCGCCTAAGATCAAAAACACTGGTGAGAATGACATATACATGCTACAATCAGTAGAAAATTATAGAATCTTAAAACAATATGACACACTAGAAAACACAGCTCATGGTGTGTATGCAAGTAGATTAATTACACATGATCTCTATAACAAGACGTTTAATGAAACAGACTTTGATTACAATTTAGAATACAGTAAACAAAATCATTTAGAACAAGACGCAAAGGGTGGAATACGAGGCGACAATAGTTTGTTACCACTGTTTAATTACGACTCAGGTGATACGTTTGATACAAAGTATGAGGGTACAGTTTTCTATCAATCAGAAACAAGTAAAGTACATGACACACACGAACTACCAGACAGTAAGAACATATTACAAAAGAGAGTATCACAACATATCGCAACAAATCAATTAGTCATAGAGATTACAGTACCTGGACACACAGAGATACAAACAGGCGACATAGTACACTTCTCAATACCAGATTACAAGACAAAAGACGATGCTAATTATGCTGGAGAAGACATATACATCACAGGAAGATACTTAATAAAAGCCGCTAGACACCACGTTTCTTCGATCAATAAGCGCCATACAATGGTGTTAGAACTCTGTAAAGATAGTTTTAATACGGAATATCCAGACGAGGATCAGGACCTATGGACTAATAACGAGGACCAAGACGGATTACTTTACAATACTACGGAGGTAGACGACTATACCTAGTAGTTAAGAGAACCTCGGAAGAGTCGCTAAATTTTTGATGGTTATGATGGTAGGTGGCAATGAGAGGAAGATAACTCATGGTTAATGTAAGAATAAATACAAATGAACGAGAAAATAATTATGAAGATTAAAGAACGAATTAAGACAATCATAGACGATTACTCATTTGCTACTGATGAAGCACGTGAAAGAAACAAGATCAAATCATACTTTAAAGGACCATCGGAAGCCACGGAAAGTCCTTGGACATATGTAAAAGACCCTATTTTACTTAAAGTTAAAGGCCATCTTGCGACTATTAAGAGTTTATGTAATAAGATTAGGAGATAAACGCCACCTTGCGCACGGTTTAATTAAATGGTATTAAATAGCGTAAAGCGTGCTGTTTAAAACGAGAGGTATATCGGATTAAAAAAGAATGACTAACGACAAATTTTTAGGACACAATGGCTTTCTGTGGTTTACTGGAGTAGTAGAAGATAGGAACGATCCAAACAAAGCAGGCAGAGTAAGAGTGAGAGCTCTTGGCCATCATACGTCTAACACTACTACATTACCTACAGCTGATTTGCCATGGGCGCACACAATGCTTCCAGCTACTAGCGCTGGTATATCCGGACTAGGTATGAGCGCCACTGGATTAGTTGAAGGCTCTTGGGTCCTTGGCTACTTTAGAGATGGGAATGAAAGACAAGAGATGATTGTATTAGGGACACTACCAGGCTACCCTGCGGAGTTGTCACAGGCCGGCGGCTTCTATGATCCAAACGCTATCTATCCAAAGTACAAAGATGAGCCTGATGTTAATAGACTAGCTGTGAATAATGAAGACAAACCTCATTTGGCTAATACATTAAGAACAGCTACTCGTATTACTGGGATAGCCACAGCTGACTTTAACGCCTTTGCCAACGCCGATGGCTCTTTGGCCGCTGCGTCTGATGGCGACACATTTGACCAGCCAGAGATACCATACAACGCCAGCTATCCATACAACAATGTATATGAGAGTGAGAGTGGCCATCTAATGGAATATGATGACACGTTATTAAATGAGAGAATACACCAACGACATAGAACAGGAAC